GTGTTTGCTGTGGGCTGTAATATCTCACCCAATCACATTGATATTGATTCATTTCTAGCTGTTGACGCTGCGAGCCCATTTACTGTGAGCGGCCAATTTCTAGGCGTGGGCGCTGATGTGAGAGAGATGGTTGATAACCTGCTGCAGCTCATTGGCGCTGTGATGGTGATGAGGCGCAATGCACAGGGGCAAAGCCTCATCACGCTTGTGCCCATTGGGGCAGAGCGCTCAGCAGATGTGACAGCCACTATCAGCGCAGGTGATTGGTTGGCAGAGCCTGCGCCCCATTGGGATAGTTATGAGGATATCGTTACTCAGGTTAAATACCTTTATGACTATGACCCTATTGAGGATGAGTATGAGTCTGAGGTGTTTTTCAATAATCAGGAGGCAATCAGCAGGTATGGGGGTGAGCGCTCACAGATTGCCCTCAGCTTGCCTGGCATCAGCTCAGATCAGTTTGGCCGTGGGGCGGGTGATGTATATGCTGAGTTTTTGCCCACCTCACAGCGCATTTTTAATCTGCTCAGCAATCCTCTCAGAGTGTGGCGTGGCAGCATAGGCACAGGGCGCAGCGCTCTGCTTGATCTAGGCTCATACGTCAAATGCAGCTCACCTCACCTGCGTGGCTATGGTGATGAGTATGGCGTGACAGATGGCGTGGCTATGATTCGCTCAATGCGCCAAGAGTTGATGAATGAGGGCTGTGATTTAGAGTTGATCACTACAGGCCTCACCCCTGTGGCATGGAACAGCTCAGCGCAGGTTGATAGCATTACGAGCACTACAGCTGTGGAGGTCGCTGCGAATGATTACAGCTCAGCATCTGATGGCGATGTGTCATTTTTTGCGGTGAATGATGTTGTAGATTATGTGCCTACAGGCGACCAAGATAACGCTATAACAGGGCTAACCATCAGCAACATCACAGGTAATGTGGTGACGTTTAGCAGCGCCCATGGTATAAGTACAGCAGAGGGCACGCTTGAGCCCACCACATACGCTGATGCAAGCGCCACCCATAGGGCTGATGCATATTTAGCAAATAGCTCTGATGTGATCGATACAAACGTAGATGCACAGGAGATGAGTTAAATGAGTAAAACGAAAGCACAGCTACAAGCTAGGGTTGATAAACTTGAGGTCGAGATGAGGCGCATGAGTCGAGCGCTGAATCAAGCACAGTTAGACCTCAATGTTGATGAGGTGTGGGATTTTGCAGAGATCACCCCCCACATCTCAGAGCAAGCGCTTGAGGCCGTGAAACGCGCCCACGCTGAGTGGGATTATAATGTGCATGAGCCTGATGCGAGAATAGACACATACATCAGATCAAACGCGGGTTTGGATTGGTCATGGGAAAAGCCATATAGAAAAAATGGGCAGTTCTCATGGTGTGGCGCGTTTGCTGCGTTTTGCTATACCAAGGTGCGCCTGCAGATCAGAAAAAAGATCTTTCCTAGCTGCTACAGGCTGCACACCAATTGGGCCAAAACCTCACGATACATTCACCCTGAGAAAACACAAGTGGGTGATATCGTTGTCGTGTATACGAGCAAGCGAGCTGTGCAGGGTGATCACATCACGCTCTGCACTGATATCTCTGAACTTGCAGAGCATGGCATGATCACCACCATTGAGGGCAATGCGCATGGCACCCTAGGTGATGGCACCAATGGTGAGGGGGTCATTACTCGGCAGCGCTCACTCTCACAGATCGCTCACGTTTACAGATTACTAGGTGAGGATTTTGATGAGTGATCAGCCCACACAGGCCACCCTCACTGAGAGAGCAGGAGGGCGCAAAGCGCTAGGCTTTTATGCAGCTCTGGCATCATGTCTGCTGCTAGCCTTGCTCGATAAAGCACACGCTGAGGTGTTAGGGTTAATCGATACTCTCTATTTATTTTATGCAGGCGCAAACGTTGTAGCCAAGCGACAGGCCACCCCCATCACAGAGGATAAAAAAAAATGAGTAAATTAGGCGTACAAAACCCCATAACAGCAGGCCAATTTATTGGCGCTTATAATGCCTCATCAGTGGCTGACACTGACTGGCACAGCCTCACCTCAGATGAGTTCTATGATCCCACCACAGGCACACAGCTCACTGATGGCCTCAAGTTTGCCTTTGTGGGGGCTGTATCATCAAGCACATCTGCAGTCTCATTCATCAAGCTCAGAGAGGCAGCAGGCGCAGGGGATGGCTCAGGCAACACTGATGGGGTGATTCCATTGCTAGGCACTTATGAGGTAGATGTGCAAGCGCTCAGTGGTGGCGCATCTGTCACAGGCATTGCGTATAAAAAAGCAGCAGCAGGTGACTCATTCATTATCTATTGTGGCTTCAATAAATAGGGGGCTCTGATGGCTATTAAATTTGATACATTTGCAAGCACAGGTGGTGGTGGGGGTGGCGCTGTCACCTCAGTAAACACACAAACAGGGGCAGTGGTACTCAGCGCCAATGACCTGGCAGCAGATCACACAGCGAGCAATTACACAGCAGCCAACAGCAACATAGATGGGCACCTTAGTGGGATTGACACCAAACTAGGCACCATTGCTGCAGGGCTTACCTATAAAGGGGCTTTTGACGCCACAGCAGGCACCCCCTCACTCACCAATGCTCTGCAGGGTGATTTATATATTATTGACACTGCAGGCACCATCTATGGGCAGACATGGGCCGTGGGTGATCACCTCCTTATTAATGAGGATATGGGGGGCACAATCACCAACAGTAAAATAGATAAGGTCGATAACACAGACAGTGTAACCTCAGTGAATGGCAGCACAGGGGCAGTGGTGCTCAGTGGTGATGATCTCGCAGCAGATCACACAGCTGTCAACTATACAGCAGCCAATGCCAACATAGATGGGCACCTCAGCGGCATTGATTCAAAGCTTGCTAATCAGCTTGAGAGCGGTGATAACGTCAGCGTGCTCACCAATGATGCAGGCTACCTCACAGGCATCACAGGTGAGAATCTAGGTGATCTCTCTGATGTCAACATCACAGCAGCTGCCTCAGGTGAGGTGCTCAAATACAATGGCTCTGCATGGGTTGATGCGAGCGTTGCTTATTCAGAGGTCACAGGCACACCCACAAACGTGAGCACGTTTACCAATGATGCAGGCTACATCACAGGCATCACAGGTGAAAACCTAAGCGATTTGTCTGATGTCACCATTACCTCAGCAGCTAATGGGCAGGTGCTCAGCTACAATGGCAGCGAATGGGTGAACAGTGCAGCAAGCGCAGGCTCATTGGCAGGCCTCTCTGATACGAACATCACAGCCCCTGCTGATGGGGAATATCTCAGATATAATGGCTCAGCGTGGGTTGATGCAGCGCTCAGCATTTTAGACGACTCAAGCCCACAGCTAGGCGGCGCACTCGACACAAACGGCAACGCCATCACATCAGCCTCTGATGCAGATGTTACCATTGATCCAAATGGCACAGGCTCAATCAGCGTGGGGGCTGACATTGTGCCAGATGCAGACGCCACACACACTATAGGCTCTGAGGCTAATAGATTTATCACGATGCACAGTGATATTAATGGCGCTGTCAGATTCAAAGCTAAAAATGATGAGGGGGCAGCCATCAGCAAGGGCGCTGCCCTTTATATCAAGGGCATTTCAGGCACTGTGCCCACTGTGGGCTTGGCTGATGCAGATGATGCCTCTAAAATGCCTGCGTTTGGCTTAGCGTTCGCAGCTGCCAATGATCAGGCAGAGGTGCAGGTGGTGACGTTTGGCAATCTCAATGATGTTAACACCTCATCATTTAGCGCAGGGGACACCCTCTATGTGAGCACTACAGCAGGCGCACTAACAGCCACTGCGCCCACAGGAGAGACAGCGCAGCTGCAGAATATAGGCCGTGTGCTCAGATCAGATGCATCTGCAGGCATTATCAAAGTGGGTGGGGCAGGGCGCTCAGCTGCCACGCCTAATCTAAACACAGATAAAATCTTCTTAGGCAATGCGAGCAATCAAGCTGCGTCAACAGCGCTCAGCGCTATTGGCCTCAGTAAATTCAACAATGACTCAGCGTTTATCTCAGACATTACAGGTGAGAATTTAGGCGAGCTCGCGAACGTCACACTAACCACCCCCACAAGTGGCCAAGTGCTCAGCTATAATGGCAGCATATGGGTGAACAGTGCAGCAAGCGCAGGCTCATTGGCAGGCCTCTCTGATGTGACTATCACCTCAGCAGCCACAGGCGAGGTGCTCAGATATAATGGCTCAGAGTGGGTTGATGCTGTGCTCGCTTATTCAGACCTATCAGGCACGCCCACAAACGTAAGCACGTTCACCAATGATGCAGGCTATCTCACAGGCATCACAGGTGAGAGCATTGGTGATCTCAGTGATGTCAACATCACAGCAGCTGCCACAGGGGAATACCTCAGATATAATGGCTCAGCGTGGGTTGATTCAGCGCTCAGCATTGCTGACGACCCAAGCCCACAGCTAGCAGCCAACCTTGATGTAAACTCTAATTACATTGTGAGCGCGTCAAATGGTGATATTGAACTTGAGCCCAATGGCACAGGCTCAACAGTCATCAGAGGCAACGCCACAGGGGGCAGTGGGCACTTAGTGCTCAACTGTGAGCAAAACACCCATGGTGTAACGATCAAGGGCCCCCCTCACTCAGCCACTGCCACATATACACTGACGCTGCCCAATAATGATGGCGATGCAGACCAAGTTCTCAAAACTGATGGCTCAGGTGGGCTCAGTTGGGTTGATCAAGCGAGTGGGGGCTCAGCGCCATCTGTCACAGCTCAGAACACCACAGCCACATTGAGCGCCCCTGCCTCTGGCACCATTGAGGAGGTGTACACTGTATTTAGTTCTAGCGCTGTCACTCTCACGCTAGTGAGTGCAGCCACAGTGGGTGAGGGGTTTAAGTATCAAATTAAGCGACTAGGCACAGGCTCAGTTACTGTTGATCCTGCAGGCTCAGAATATATTGATCACAGTGGACAGAGCACATTTAGTATTGGCGCTCAATATGACTCAATCACGCTGATCAGTGATGGGACAAACTGGTTACTAATCTAAACACAAGGGGGCTATATGAGTTACATTGCGCCATTTGCGAACAAGCGCCTGCAGATTGCAGAGATTAGGCTAAGCGGTTCACCTGCTGCCAATGGCTATTTCACTTTTCACTCATTGATTGATGATACTTTTGACACAGCCCCCACAGGTTTAAACTCAGCCACCCTCACCCTGCCTGCAGGTAACTACATATTCAGAGCCTTTATGGATATCACCCGATCAAGCACAAATGATAATTATGTGTTCAAATGGGAGGCAGGAGGCACGCTGATTGGGGTTGAGGGGCGCACAGCGATCGCAGACAATATCAGATCAGATGCAGCTGAGGTGCCACATGATAGTACATCCTCAATCAGCCTCAAATTGAAATGCACTAGCATTGAGGGCTCTGCACCTACGCTCACGAGTGAATCACGCGCGTTTATTTGGAGGGTATCAAATTGAGTTATAATCAGCGAACCACCACCACAGTAACGCCATTCGCGCAGGTCACCAATTCTAGCAATTGGGGCATTGGGAATACTTTCCAACCTGACACCGTCAGTGAGACATGGCTTACCTCTGTTACAGGTGGATATGAGTTCATAGGCAAGGGTTATATGTTCGGTTTTCTTATTCCCACAGGCATAGCAATCTCAGCAGTGGGGGTGGGTGATGATACAACGCCTGACAGGTATACCTGTGGGTATTACTTCTATCCAGGCAATGCAGGGCGCGCTTTCTCAGATGATGAGTTTGTGAATTATGGCACCACTGTGCGCCACAGAAAAGTTGATCCCTACTATTGGCCACAGGCATCTGATCAATCACGCATCAATGTAATGAGAGTTGAGGGCTAGTATGAGTTATGTACCATCACATGTGAACCCCTCACTGTTAGCACAGCCACAGGCCATCACAGTAATTGAGCACACTGCAGGCACTAGCCAAACCATAGCCAACGGGAACAGGATACAGATAGGCACTGTGCACAATTGGTATGGCTCATTCAGTCCGACAATTGCCACTAATCAAGTCACGCTACCGAGTGGCTATTACTATTATGTGGAGTCAACTGTGCAAGCCTATCAGCTGAATGTGGGGTTTAATCTCAATGGTTACATCACCTATAAGCATTATGATGAGACAAACACGGCAGACATAGGTGTAACAGCCACCACATGGCAGGCAGGCAGTGGCCCTGATTATCAACTGTTTGCACGTGATTCTGTGGCACGCGCTCTGATTGATTGCACTACAAGCGGCATTGATTTCAGTGTTAAGGTGAGCGCATTTCTAAACTGTGACCGTATAAATTACAATGCAGCGCAATACATCTATGCAGGCTTAGGCCGCACCGTAATCTGGCAATTAGAGAGTTAACCAATGATTGAGCAATTATTAGCACACCGTGAAACCATCCCATACGCCATGGCCGTGGCTGCCATCTGCCTCTCTGCAGCAATGGGCTACCTGCTAGGCCATCAAGATGAGTCTGATCTCTGCAAAACCCACATGATTGAGGCAGAGCGACAGACTAAAAAGGCCTCTGAGCTCAATGAGCAGCTCACCACATGTGAGGCCACCAAAGCAGGGGGCTCAGTGCTCGCATGTGCCCCCATCTGTGCACAGCGTGTGCGTGAGGCATTGAAAAATCACAGAGCCATTGTTTGTGAGGATTAGCACATGCATGCAGTCTTAGCGCTTGTATTATTCCTAACTCCTCTGAGGCCTGCTGATATCCCTGCCAATCAGATTTATCTAGGTGAACATATCGAGCCCATCACAGCCATCAAGGTGCGTCAAGGGTGGGTGGCCCCTGGCCTCAGCATGGTGCTCACACCGTTTGAGTTTACTGAGCTAAAGAGTGCTATTGAGAACTCACCCGACCTCTGCACCCACGCCATAGGCATGGCAGTAAAACAATGCCAGAGTGGGCTAAAGCGTGAGCAGGAGATATTTCTTGATCGTGAGGCCAATGATGCGCAGCTTATCACCTCCTATGAGAACAGGCTGAAAATGATTGAGACTGAATTGCAGACTAGCTACAAACAGAATAAAATGTTGATGTACCTAGCTGCAGGCCTGTCAGCCATAGCAGGCAGCGCCACCATATATGCGATCATGAAATGAGGCCCCCCAATGGATATGAGCGCCCTTGATATCGGCACAGTGTTGGCAGTGTTCGGCCTGTTCTATAAACTCAGCGAAACACGGGCCACACACGCTGAGGAGATGGGGAAGATCAAGCAGCAGGTGCTCAGCCTCGAAACGCAAAACACGCAGCTCAATGCCAAGCTCAGTGAGGTTGACAGTAAGCTAAATCAATTGATGGAGAGCAACGCCCGATTAGAGGCGCACTTAAATTTGCTGCTAGGGCGCAGAGGGCACAAGCTCATTGAGACCCCTGCGCCGTTTAAAACCCTAGCCTCTGGCCTTGCTTCATCGCTTGAGGGCAGAGACTAGCCCACCCCCTCAGAAGCTCTTGACATAATCAAGGGCAGACCAATCAGCAGGCTGCATTTGCCTCAGCACGCTCACACCCTCTGAGCGCTGCTCATCATCTGTTAAATGGTTAACGTGGCGCATCACCTCAACCCATGCAGGCTGTGTGAGGCGTGGCCCATAAAACGCAGACTCAAACAGTGAGAGGCAAGCAGACTCAGCCACATAGCCCTCATGCACTACATTGCGCTTTGTCTCTGGCAATGCCCACCACTCAGAGGGCACATTTGCTGTGAGTCGAGTGACAGCAAACAGGCAGTGCTCATAGAAGAAAGCCTCAAGCTCAGCAGGGCTCATCACGCTCACATCCTCACTGAGTCTGTGCAGCACGCCTCTCACCTCATCAGCATTGATGTCATGCTCGGCAATCACAGACCAAAACGCCTGCTCATTGCTAAAGTCATACTGTGAGCGCGTCTGCTGTGGCGCAGCTGCTTGAGGAGGGCGTGAGGGCTGAGGGGGGCGCTGAGGCTGTGGCTTTTGTGATTGCTCATACCTCACATCATCCTCACCTAATGATTGTGTGGTGATCTCAAAGCGCTCACGGTCGCTGAGGTCAAGTGAGTCTGCCATCTCATCTGCAGTGTAGATGCCAGAGACAGCATCAGGCCACACAGCTCTGCACGCCATAGCGACACATCGAGCACGCAGCATCTGCCTAGGCATGCGTGACCAATTGCTATTGCGAGTGAGGCCCATCTGCTCTGCCATCTGCCATGTAAATTCAAACGTGTGCACCACGCCTGCTGTCTCATCACTGCGCTCACACTCAATCACGCATAAACGATCAGTATGATTCACCACCTGCAGCCTGCGCACAAGGCCACTGTTTCTGCAGATGCCTGCGAGTGCATCAGCTCGCATGGTGGGCTTGCCCTTGATCGTCACACAGTTCACAAGGGTGAGGCCCATATGCCCACCAAAGTGATGGCCAAATGAGGCATGATTTAGGATGAGTTCAAACGCCTGGCGTGAATCATTATTAGTGAGGAGGTTTGCAAGCTCGATAAGCTGCGCTGAGGTCTGTGGGGTGTAGAGTGTATTCATGTTCATTACTCCTGTGTGTGTTGTTTAAAATGGGCCAAAGTCATGTGTGGGATACATAGGATAGCTCATAGCTCTGTTTACCTGTGTGGCGTAGCTGTCGAGATGAGCCTCACACCATTGGCGTGAGGTCTCATAGCGTGGGGGTATCTGATCTGAGCCTGTGAGCTGTTGAGCCTGATAGGGGCTGAGTTTGGTGCGTATAGCTTGAGCGCATTGATCTGCAGGGGGGTAGCCTGTTGATGATGAGGACATGATATAGAGCAAGGCCACAACCATGGCGCTGCCTAGGATGAAAACTGCGAAATCGTTTAAGAGTGTTTTATCAGGGTGCATTTGTTCATTACTCCTGTGTGAAATCTGAGGGGGTGAAATAGTTAGTTTGTAGGGTGAGTGCATTGGCAGCTGCTGCGAGTCGCTCAGCTAGCTGAGGTGAGGCCGACCTGTGGCCATTGATGATGAGGCTTAGATAGTTGAGTGAAATGTCTGCTGCTTGTGCAAGCGTGCTGAGTTTAGTGAAGCGCTTGAGCGCTTGGCGTTTATCAGGGCTCATGATGCCCCCTTGATATTGGCTCTGATATATTGCTTTGCTGCTGTGAGTGCCTTGCGTGCAGAGCCATGGTTTGCTGCATAGAAAGTGTCACCATCTGAGTGTGTGCAGTGCTCTGGCATGAGTATCACCTGATAATACGAAACAAAGCCCTCAGAGGTGTATGAGATGATGCAGCCAACATTTACATCATCTGCATAAATGTGAGTGCAATGTGACTCTGCATGATCCTCTGATGATTTGTGCGCTGCATATGCTTGTCGATCATATTTAATTTGTGTGCTCATGTTCATTACTCCTGAGCTGTGGGTTAGTGATGAGATGAGAGTTAACAGCACTTAAAACACTTGTCAAAGAAAATATTGACAATATCAAAGAAAATATTGACTGACTGTATTTGACCCCCTTATATATGAGCACAGGAGGTAATGAACATATGACAACAGAAAACGATCTGAGGCGTGCTCTGATGAGGCGCACTGATATCAATGCAGGCACTAAGCTCACTCTCATGGCTGTGCTGCTGCGTGTGGATTGGCAGACATGGGCAGGCCCTTGCACAGCTGCTGACCTGGCACAGCTCGCAGGCATCAGCTCACGCACTGTGCGCTATGGCCTGCAAAAGGCTGAGGCCCTCAACCTCATCAGCAGGAAATGGGGCAGCGCTGCAGGCAAGGCCATGCCCATCATCAGCATGCACATCACGCAGATCATCACCCCTGCAGATTTTGCCGAACCTGCAAAACTTGCACCCCCTGCAAAATTTGCCGAAGTGGCAAAAGCTGCACCCCCTGCAAAACTTGCCGAACCTGCAGAATCTGCACCCCTACCCCTGCAAAATCTGCAGCCCAAGGGTGGCAATATTTGCACCCCTACCCCTGCAAAATCTGCACCCTTACAATTAACAACTAATTATCAACCTAATTCACAACCAATTAAACCTGAGCCTGTGGCTGAGGAGAGAGAGAGTAATTTTAGTTATGAGGGTGTGACTGATGAGTTGGCCTCAGACGACACACCACCTACAAGGCTCAACAAATGGCACAAGCTCACTGATGAGCAAATTGCAATCATTGAGAAACACTGCTCATTTAGTAATGGCTTTTATGAGCGCTGCAGAGTCGCTCGAAAACATCTAAACATCAGACTCCACAGAGGCGGGTATTATGAACAACTCTAAACACGATAACATGCAGAGGCTAGGTGATAGCCCTGCCCTCAATCAAATGCTTAACAGCTTAAAGCGCTCAATCGCAGAGCGCCCTCAAAACATTGCAGAGCCCACGCAGCTGCTCGACTTCAGACACCTCACCCCTGCTAATCTTGAGGCAGAGGGCATCATTTATGAGCGTGCTGCGCACTATCGAGCAAAGCCCCTGCCCCCATGTGGCAGGTGTATGGGTGGGTGGGTGCGCATCACTCAGCCTGATGGCTCATCTGCTGTGCACCTCTGTGAGCACTGTGAGCGACCTAGGCGCAGGCTCAAGCGCTTGAATGATCTGCACTTACCCTCAGATGCACAGGGCGCACACCTTGACATGTATGAGTGGGATAGCTCAGAGCAGCGTTTTGCGATCAATCAGATTCAGCAGTGGCTGACCTATGGAGGCACAGAGGCTGAGCACCACGCGCCATCACTCTTGATGTGGGGGCCACCTGGCAACGGCAAAACCACACTGAGCTATGCCTTTGCCAAATGGTGTGTGTTCAATGACCTATCAGTGAGATGGGTTACACATACACAGCTGTTTGATCAGCTCAAGAGGTCATTCAATGGCAAGGCAGATGATCCCTTTGAGGGATGGCTCACAAACGTGAATGTATTGCTGCTTGATGAGTTTGGTGGCGTAGGTGGTGGGCGTAATCACACAGATTGGTTTAGGTCTCAGAGCGTTGCCATGATTCAAGCTATTTATGAGAAGTGGGCAGCGGGTGAGCTCGCAGTGATCATGGGCACCAATCTGAGGCCATCACAGATTCAACAGCTGCTTGATAATCATGCGGCATGGTCTCGACTCGTGCAGATGTTTGATGAGCCTGTGCAGATGGTGGGCAGCGATCGAAGACAAGCTAAACCTCTCAGCAAGAAATGGCTCATGTGATGAAACACTTTTTACAGCCTAGATCATTTTATGACTCAGCCATTATCACAGAGACAGGCCCTAGGGTGATCTATTGTGAGGCCACCCTTTTACAGCTGCTCACTGATGACTACAAAAAAACAGTGATGGGTGATTATCGATTTCATGGGGCCTCACCTGTGACCATCAGACATGAGGCACGCAAGCAGGCCATGCGATGGCTAAGATATATGCGTGGGTGCATGGTGCACACTGATAGCCCCCTCATTGCTGCCAGATGTGGCACCTGTTTGGGGCCCATCCTCAAAACGCTTCAAGAGTGCCCTGCATTAGAGGACTTGCAACCCTGCTCACCCTGTGCTTAATCTATAAAACTTCAGCTTTGCCACCGTGGGTGTCTTCCCATTTCACACATGACGCCCACGGTGGATTATTATTGCGCCTGCTGTTTACATTGTTTACATTGTTTACACTACACTAACAGTGAGGTGATGTGATGAGTAAAAAACAAGTGGTGGTGGCTGTCAGGCTAACTGAGCATGATGGCGAGCGCCTAAAACAGTTGTCTCAGCTGCGTGAGTGGAGTCAATCTTATACCTCTTCTAAACTAATCAGAGAGGGGCTTGACAGACATGAGCGACAGGAGAGCAGAGACAGAGAGAGCACTCAAGCAGGCTCAGACGTATTACCAATTTTGGAATCAAAACAGGCATCTGCCCACGGCAGCAGTCACAGCTGATTATTTTGCTCAGCGCATTTTAGATTTAGAGAGAGAGTTAAGAGGGTTAAATGGCATCCATCAACAGAATCACGCTGATAGGCAACGTGGGACAAGCACCCGAGCTGAAAGCTGCAGGGAATCAACAGTACGCCAGATTCACAATGGCGACGAATGAGAACTATAAAGACAGGCAAGGCGTTTGGCAGACAGACACAGAGTGGCACACGGTAAAGGTGTGGGGGCCCTCTGCTGATCGCTGTGTGCAGCAGCTGCGCAAGGGTAACCTGGCCTATGTTGAGGGCTCATTGCGCTCATTTGAGTATGAGGGCAAGCGCTTGTTTGAGGTCAAGGCCCTTGTATGGCGCAACCTCAGCAAAGATGAGGCCCCTGCTACCTCTGATCAGTTTCTGCCCCCTGAGCCTGTGGCAGCCCCCTCACAGTGGCACACTGCCCCTGCTGAGCCTCAGACGAAATGGGGTGAGCCCCACCCATCAAATACAGGATGGACACGCTAAACCTTAACCACAGGCCCCCTGCTCACCACAGAGCGTTGCCATGAGCAGGGGGCCGGGAGTAATGAACAGATGAACAGTAATTGTAATAAACCTAATAAGCAAATGTTATGGCCCATGTGGCTAGAAAATGATGTGCTCGATTATCTAAACTTCACCCCTCAGCGTGATTGTGAACAACTTGTACACAGGACACTAGCAGATGGGGCGCAGCTTGATGATGAGGGCAAGGTGCAGTGCTTGATTGAGATCAAGGGGCGCAGGCTGTTTGGCGCTGATACTGTCATTGGCAATCTGCTGCGCATGTTTAATGAGGATGGCTCAAGCCTAGATGCTGCCTGGCAACGGTTGATCAGATCGCGTGTGCCTTACATGTTTGTAATTGCTTTTCATAGGGCCACGAGCATTGAGCAAATGAATGCCCTTTATAATGGCATCAATGATTCACCTATCTATGATTGGCTTGTGATCATAGGGCATAGAGATCAATGCACATACAGGCAGAGCACCACTCTCAGTGAGTTCTGCTTAAGCAAGCCATATGGTGAGGCGATCAAGCAGGAGCTCAAACACTCAGCTCAATTTAAATACACTGATCTCATGGGGCTATTATCTAAAAGCTCAAGAGAGCTGAGGGGAGATTTAGCAGATAAAGCGCTTAAGTCGATCTGTCATACCCCTAAAAATCTTAAACCTCAATGCATCACAAAGCTGCCAGACATTGCACGCAGGATTAATCATCTGTTTTATGAGCAAGGTAAAACAGCTAGGCAGATACTGCAGCAGCTCAACAGTGAGAACATCACTTGCAAAAATAAACCACTGATTGATGTGGCGCATGTCACAAATAGGCTGCCCCCTAAGGCCACGCGTCATGAGTCATATGCACAGCATCAGAGTGTTTTGCAGGCTGTGTTTGTTAAAGCATATGAGTCTGGCAGCTGTCAGAGGCCTAAATCATTGAGCAAGATCACAGCACAGGATGCCGCTTGTATCAATCAAGCAGTAGATGAGGGCAACCTGCCTGCAGAGCTAGGGCTCAAGATTACAGCACTGCAAAAGTGGTATACTTATCATAAAGACCATGACGCGCTTATGAGCGCTAAGCATAAAGCACGCTATCAGTTCATCACGCAACGCAAGCAAGCAGCCTCTGCTGAGCAGGGTGAACAGGGTGAGCTGTGGGAATATGGCAACGCTAAGCGCTGCGATGAAAACAGGCAGCTCATCACGGAGCTGCAGGCAGAGGTGGCATTACTTAAGAAGGCACTCACCCTCATTGCTGAGGTGGTATCATGAAACTCAATTCGCAGTATTATGAGGAGCGCAAGTACACTGAGGCCAGAGTGATTGAGCTGAGGAGAGATAACCCTCACGCGACCTGTGCAGAGGTGGTCAAGGTGCTCAGAGGTGAGGGGCACATTAACCCTGTGACGCTGCTGCCCTATACCTCATTTGGCATTAAACACCTGTGGCTAGATGAGAGTGAGCATGAGGATTTTAAGCAGGCTGAGCAATATGCTAGGCAGCTAAAGGGCTCAGGCAAAACATATGCTGAGGTGATTGAGATCATGAGGGCTGAGGGGTGGGTAAACCCACGCACGCGCAAGCGATATGGCCTCTGCACTTTAAGGCGTTTTTGTTTAGGGCTAGGTGATCAGAGGGGCAAGCGTAACTCAAAGCAGAGGGGGGAAACGGCAGAGGAGAGGGCAGAGTATTGGAGGCTGAGGAGGGCTGAGTGGAGAGCTGAGAATAGAGAGTATTTAAGGCTGAGAAGGGCTGAGGAATACGCCAATCAGACAGAGGCAGAGAGAGAAGCTGAGAGGGTTAGGCAGCGTGAGGGGGGTAGGTGCAGGCGAGCCAATGAGACGGCAGAGGAGAGAGAGCAGAGGCTTGTTAAAAGGCGTGAGTATGAGAAGCGCAGAAGGGCAGAGCGGCATGATTGATGATATACTAACAACAACTGAGCACACACACGCGCACGCGCACGCGCACACGCACACGCGCATGAGTCAAGGTGCCTCTCTTCAGATATTGGCAGAGCTGCGCAGGCGTTTATGGTTAGCTGATGAAATGGAGCTCAGCGCTGAGAGCAGGGCACTTTACACCCACATTGAGAAAACACTTATCACAGCATTGAGTGAGCACTATGGCAGCACGCAGCAAGAAAACAGAAGAGAGAATAGAGATAATCCTCATGAATCTCAGGCAGGGCATGACTAAAGAAATCGCATGCTCACAAGCTGGCATACACAGAGTCACGCTGCACAAGTGGTGTGAGGCTGATGCTGAGCTAGCTGATGAGGTTGAGGCTGCCATTGATGTGAGCAAGGCAGTGCTTATCAATGAGATCAAAGCACTAGGGCAGGCTAGACAGGATTGGCGTGCAGCTGCTTGGATGCTTGAGCGCAGATGGCCTCAAGAGTTTGGCGCAAAGCGTGATGTGGATGTGACGATAAATAAATCAGATGGCTCAGATGTGGTGGTGAGCATGGTGGCTCAGGCTCAAGAGATGCTTGCTGAGCAGGCTGCTGAGGTTGACCCCACAGAGGCCTCAACCCTAGATGATGAGACTGATGAGTAATATTAACCTCAATCAGCTGCAGCGCTCGATCATCGCACGCATCATCAGACAAGATGAGGTGATCTCTGCTCGGTGTGGATGGGGTAGCGGTAAGACCTCAGCGCTAGTATTTGCCCTGCTGATGGTGAGCAAGTGGCGTGCAGGGTGCAGCTCACTGCTCATCACTGACACCACCCCACGCTATAACTCAGTGCTCATGCCTGAGATTAGCAAATGGCTTGAGCCATTGGGGTGGACATATAACCACACATTGAGGTTATGGACTGACACACACACAGGCTCATCTGTGTGGTGTCGCTCCTATTATCGACCTGGCACACGAGAGGCCACGCACAACCCTTTAGAGGGCTTGAACATCACAAGCGGTGTCTGCTTGATTGATGAGTGCCAAACCCTCACAGCAGAGGTGGCACACAAAGCGCTAGGCCGTTTGAGGGCAGGCCCCTCACCCATCCTCATTTTAGTGGGGCTGCCTGTGGCTGATGCATGGTGGTGCTCAATGGCTGAGGAGGCAGGGTACAGCCCTCTCTTGTTTACCTCATATGTGAATCAAGCCAATCTCTCAGAGGCATGGTTTGAGGCTACCAAGTTACTGCCTGCAGCTGAGCGTGAGGCTATGGTGATGAATAAGCCTGCACCACCTACAGGCCTCATCTATTCTGAGTTCACTGAGTCACACATCATCGATGGGTGGCAGTATGATGAGAGCATGTCTGCACGCATCTCAATAGATTGGGGGTTTAGAAAACCCTCAGTTTTGATCATTGCCTATGATGAGCAGTTACAGGCCTCAGTGATTTGCCATGAGATCAACCCTGCAGAGGTGACCACATCACAGCTAGCTCAGATGATTCTCAGCATAGCATGGCCACGCTCACTGCGAGCACAGGCACCTGGCCCACGCATATGGCTAGATGATGGGGTGGCAGACAAAGCAGGCAAAGCGCGAAACGATCAAACAGGCGCATCAGCATTTAGGGCCATGAGAGCTGCACCACCCACAGGGCTAGGCATGCCACTGCGTAACACCTCAGACCCCATCAGAGTTGATATCCTCAATGGCATCCAACGCCTCAAGCGTGCTCTCTCATCTAGGCGTTATCTCATCACAGCTGAGGTGTGGCAGCGTGGCGAGCGTGCCAGAGGTAACAGCCTGAGAAAAGCCCTGCTCAGCTACTCATGGGATAAGGATGAGAAACCTAAAAAGGATGGGCGTGAGGATCCCCTAGATGCACTGAGGTATGACTGCATCATGTTCAATTGGCATGACACATTGATTGATCGAAAACAATATCAACCTAGATCAAAGCGCAATGGGGGCAGCAGGCGTGTGCAGGTGGGCAGCTCAAGCAGGAGAACATTTTGATTATTCATGGTGATAGCATTGAGAAGCTCAGAGAGCTTGAGCCTAATAGCATTGAGGCCCTTGTTACTGATCCACCCTATGGGCTAGGTGACACCTCACCCAAAGCTGTGGCTGAGTGCCTTAATGCTTGGCTCAGTGGCTCAACACATAACGCAAAAGGATCAGGCTTTATGGGTAAAGCATGGGACAAATGGGTGCCTGATCCTGCGCTATGGCGTGAGGTCTATAGGGTGTTAAGACCTGGTGCACATGGACTTGTTTTTAGTGGCTCACGCACTGAGGACTTGATGAGCATCTCACTTAGGCTAAGTGGGTTTGAGGTGAGGGATAGGCTAGTGTGGCTTTATAGCCCACGCTTTCCCAAATCATTAGAGATTGGCAAAGCTATTGATGACTCTTTAGGTGTCGAGCGCCAAATAATTGGTAAGCAAAAGCTCGGAGGCTCAGCGCGTAAAAGGGCAGATGGCAAGTCTCATGGGTGTGCTCAAGCAGGCCAAAATGTGGAGAGGTCGCAAACAATTATTAATATCACAGCAGCCACAAGCGACAGAGCCATTTTATTTGATGATTGGCACACCAATTTAAAGCCATCATATGAGCCTATTATTTTAATCAGAAAACCATTGATAGGCACAGTAGCTGACAACGTGATAAAACACAGTACAGGCGCTTTAAATGTTGGCTCATGCAGAATAGGCAGTGATTACAAATATAACCATAGGATTGGCAGGCACCCTTCAAATGTTATGATTGATCATTCTGTGCGCAAGCTACTCAAGAATAAGTCAAGGTTTTACTATTGTGATAAAGCCTCAACAGCTGAGAGAGAGGCAGGGCTTGAGAGCAATGAGCAGAGAAAAAACATACACCCCACAGTAAAGCCTATTGACCTCATGCGCTATCTCTGCAGGCTTATCACCCCCCCTGCTGGCACTGTGCTTGATCCGTTTGCAGGCTCAGGCACCACACTCTGTGCAGCTGCGCTTGAGGGGTTCAATGTGCTAGGTGTTGAGCGTGAGCTTGAGTATGTTAGGATTGCTGAGGCTAGGCTTGCTCATTGGTCGGGCGGTGCATATGAACCCTCAACACCTACAGACACGAAACCCACAATCAAAGCAGGTGATCAGCTCAGCCTGTTCTGAGGTGCGTGATGCAATATACTGAGCGCTATCTCACAATTGTGCTGCTTGACCTCATAGGCAGCACAGCATTTGTGCAGAGGGCAGGGGCCATGAGGGGCGCTCAGTGGCTGCAGTATCACGACCGATTAGCACGCACTTTGGTGTATAGGTTTGAGGGCCGTGAGATTGATAGGAGTGATGGTTTTCTGTTGAGCTTTGATAGGCCTGTGGATGCTGTCAACTTTGCCCTCATCTATCAGCAGACCATACCTGAGAAAACCAAACTGCAAGCACGCATTGGGGTGCATTTTGGTAAAATAGTTGAGGTGCAGCAGGATGAGCTCAGCGTGATGATAGGGGCCAAGAGTGTTGAGCTTGAGGGCATTGCCAAAAATATTGCAGCACGCACCATGAGCTTGTGCCAAGCAGGGCAGGTGCTGCTGACAGCTGAGGCCATGAAAGCAGTTAAAGGGCGCACAAATGGGTTTACCCCTAGGGGCACACGCTATGCATGTGTGGGTGAATATCGCTTTAAGGGCGTGCGCAAGCCACAGGTGATTTATGCAGTAGGGGCCACCATCGATGCACTGCAGCCCCCACCCTCAACAGAGAAAGCCAAGCACCTGGCAGGGCCAAAGCGAATCAAGCAACGCCTGCGAGATCGAGCATTTAGAGATTGGGTTTGGTGGGTGCTCAAATGCGTGGCCCTCATCATCATCTGTTGGTGGCTCACCATATTAGGGCCTATCATTGTAAACCCTCATGCTAGGCTTGTGAATGGCCTCACATGGCTAGACCCACTCATCTACATCATCACTGAGCTGCTGCCATGACTGACGACACCGACAGACCACAGACACACAAAGAATTCACACAGACAGAGAAGGCACGCAGGGGGTGGTGGTTTAGTGTGGTGTTTTTGTGCTTAGTGGTGGGGCTCATCCTGTTTCTCACCTATGTAAAAATAGTTGATGAGAATAGGGATGTTCTCATAGGTATACTCGGTGTGATCACAGGCAGCATCTCATCAATGATGGCCATAGCCTCAGGGCGTGACCCTTCAGAGGTTGAGGAGCTGCGCGACAAGCTAGCAAGCGCCAATGCAGACAGAGAAGCACTGATAGCCAGATTAAGAGACGCGCAGATTCAGATGCAGATTAAGCATGATCATCTGCTGACACTGCAAACCACCATCATTGACAAGCTCAGCCTGCTCAGTGGCTCACCTGTGACACCACCCACAGAGGATGAGGTACAGCTACACCCTGATGTACAGAGATGGACATAAAGCGCCCCCCATCACCCCACTATTGTTTAGTGTTGCAAACCGATGAAAGGGGACTAAAGCGCCCTGCTTAGCTTTACTCTTTTTTAGAGCATGGCGATAAGCTGAGCAAGACTAGCCTATTAGGGCAAACTCATCTGCATAGGCTTAAACAGATGAGCCTTGATTACACATATCCAAAATAGACTCCAAAAAATAAAGAGGAGTGCGCACACTGTAAACATTGTAAACATTGTAAACAAGTAAAATTGTAAAATAAGTTGATATAGTGGCCCTGTATAGCTGTTTAGCATAGAAGATGAGCAGGGGTGCCATGAGTACAGATGAGCGAAACCCACGCCACATGAGAGCAATTGCGCCCCGTTTTGGCGTGCGCGGCATCACAGGCACGCAGCTCAGTGGTGGCACCATCACAGGCAAAGAGCAAAACCCACAGCTCACAGGCCTCTCATGGGTGAATGAGGCTGAGGAGATGCTGAGAACTGACCCCATTGTCAGGCGATCATGGCACATGCTGAGGCAAACACTGCTCAGCGCTACATGGCGTTTTGAACCTGGCATTGAGGGTGATGCTGTGGCTGAGGAATTAGCTAGATTCGCAAATGAGTGCTTTGGCTTTGATGGCTATGCAGGGCAGATGAGCATCAGCTTTGAGGAGCAGCTTGCATACCTATGGGAGTTTGTCCCATTGGGTTATCGATACGCTGAGGAGATTTACAGAGTAGGGCCAGACAGTGAGGGCCGCGTTAAGGTGTGGCTTGATCAGTATGCAGACCGTGAGCCCTCAGCGCATAACAGGTGGCTGAGTCGTGACTCTCAACAGCTAGATGGTGTTATGCAGAATATCGTAGGCTCATCAGTGGCACCTGAGCCCATCCCATCAAACAAACTACTGCTGCTCACCCTCAATAAAACAGGCAGTAACTTTGAGGGCGTGGGCATGCTGCGCCCTGTGTGGTGGTGGTGGCGCACTAAGCAGCGCGCATCAAACCTCATGTGTGTGGGGCTTGATCGGTGGGCTGTGCCTACTCCTAAAGTCACTGTAGACAGGTCACAGGCAGAAAACATGGGCCTCACTGATGCTGATATCTCAGCCATGATTGATGATGCAGAGGCACAGGCGCAGGCGTTTCTCAGCACAGAGCAGAGCTATCTAGTTGAGACAGCTGCAGTCAAGTTCGATGCATACGCTCAACAGCCTAACCTGTACGCACAGGGGCCACTTGATATCATCAGCAAGTGTGATTCACAGATAGCCTCAGCGTTTTTGACTCAGTTTGCTGATCTAGGCAACACAGAGACAGGCGCACGCTCAGTGGGTGAAATACACCTCAGTGTGTTTAGGCGTGCTGCCATCAACCTATGTGATATTGTGGCCTCACAGATCAGTGGTGTTGATCGCAGAGGAGGAGGCACCATAGGCAGACTCATCAGGTGGAACTATGGTTGTGTTGATGCATCCAAATTGCCACGCCTCACCCACACAGGGCTTGATACTGATGATCTAGCAGAGAGCATGGGCATGCTGCCACAGCTTGTGCAGGCAGGCATCCTCACCCCTGATGATGAGCTTGAGCGAGCAATCAGAGAGAGACTAGGCGCAGGTGATCTGCCAGAGGAGGCGCAACGCTCAGCGATTGAGCGCACCTCATCAGCAGGTGGAGGCCTCAGCGCATTTGCTGAGAGGCTAGTGAGGAGCAGGCGCAATGGCTAAGCGTACACAGGCCCAAACCCCTGCACCTAAAAAAGATCAGATCAAGGGCAGCAGCAAAAACCCTAAAGGCTCAGCAAGTGGGGGCCGTGGGGGAATCACAATCAGTGAGCAGGCTGAAAAGGCCCTCATCAATCTGCGTGATAAACATAATGAGCGCTATAATGCCAAACACAAGCAGGTTGACTTGGGCATGCTCAAAGCTGTTTATAGGCGTGGCGCAGGTGCATTTAGTGTGAGCCACAGACCTGGCATGAACCGTAATCAATGGGCCCTTGCTCGTGTCAAAACCTTCCTAAAATTGGTGGGCACAGGTGAGCGCAAAAAGGCCTATAACACTGATTTAGACCTGCTGCCAAAGGGCCACCCTCAGCGCGTTGAAGCTAAAGCGGAACAGAGTTCCTATTTAAGCGCACCTGCTAAATACGATCATATTGATTTCACACCACCCAAGGGGGCACAGGAAGCAGCCAAGCGAGCGCTTGAGGTGAGAGAGTCTAAGCCCCCATCACAGAGGGGCATGACTGCCACAGGCCTTGCGCGTGCGCGTGACCTAGCCAATGGCAAAACCCTCAGCCCTGAAACTGTGAAGCGCATGAAGAATTATTTCACGCGGCATGGTGTCGATAAGCAGGGCAGCACATGGGATGAGCAAGGCAAGGGTTGGCAGGCATGGCAGGGATGGGGTGGTGATGCAGGGTTTGCATGGTCTAAGAAAGTAGTAAAGCAGATGATCGCAGCAGACGAAAAGACGCAGGCCCTCAGAGCCTATGGTGAGGCGGTGCAGCTGTCTGAGCCTGCCCCCACCTATGAGGTGCCAGAGGGCTTGACCATTGGTAAACCGTTCAAAACCCTAGCCCTAGGGCAGGTGAGCTCGCGCATGAATGGTGAGAACATAGGCAAAGAAATTGACCATGACATGCTCACTGAGATGGTGCGTGTGTACAATGAGAGGCGCATGGCTGATCCTGTCATTATTGATTGGCAGCATGCAACTAGCCCCTTCAATGGGGGCACCCCTGCACCACCTGAAAGCGGCAATGCATTGGGCCTCATCATTGATTTAGAGCTGCGCTCTGACGGCCTCTATGCTGTGCCTGCTTACAATGAGCGCGGCCTTGAAGTGGTCAAAAATGCAGGGGGCGTGCTTTGGTCGTCTCCTGAGTTCATTAGCGGTGACGTGTTCACCCGTGATGGGGGTGCCCTCATTGGCACTGCCCAACTATTAGCAATCACCCTAACCCCACGCCCTGCGCAATCACATGACAAAATCAGCAGGGTTATACTCAATGAGAGGATATCTATGATTGACAATCTAGAATCTATGTCAGTTGAGGATTTGCGCTCTATGCTCATTGCCAAAGATGAGATGGTGCGTGAACTCGAAGACAAGCTAAAAGAGATGGCTGCAGACAATGAGGCCAAACTCACTGAAAAATCAGATGAGGATGACGCTGAGAAAATGGCTGAGTCTGATAAGGATGACGCTGAGAAAATGGCTGAGTCTGATGATGAGGACAAGGCCAAGAAAATGGCACACACGCCAGAGCACAAGGATGAGAAGAAGGGCTACAACATGAGTGAGCAGCTCACTGAGGCCACCCTACTCTCTGAGGTTCAATCATTGCGTGAGGCTAATACCAAGCTATCAGAGCGAATTGAGGCCATTGAAGCTGAGAAACGCGCTGTAGAAGCACGTGAGGCTGTGGGCGCTTTGCTCAGAGAGGGGCGCATCACCCCCAATGAGAAACCTGTGGCTGTCTCTGCATGGCAAATGCGTGAGCAGCAGCCTGAGTTTTGGCAGATGTTCTCTGAGCGCCCTGCTAACAGCGCAGTGCCCCTCACTCAGATTGGCCATGGCGCATCAGGTGAGGAGATCACCAAGGCAACCCTCAATAAGAGGATTCAAGAGCTGCAGACTGAGAAAGGCATCACCTACTCAGAGGCGCTCAACCAATTCAGAACAGAGAACCCTGATTACTACGCTCAAGCATTTGGAGGCTAACCCATGAGCACTAACCCTAATATCATGAGTTTTGTGGCTGCATCTGCTGTCACTGAATTTGCTGTCGTCTCAATGGACAGCGCAGGCAAGGTAGCTGTGACCTCAGCTGCTACTGATAACAAGGTGGTAGGCGTTGCACAACGCGCTGCAGCAGCAGGTGATGCTGTTGAGGTTTTAGTGCATGGCATCACTCGCATCATCGCATCAGAGACGATTGATGAGACTACCCCTATTCTCTCAGCTGCGGCAGGTGGCAAGCTACAGCCCTGTGAGGCTGCTGACGTTACTTTCTACCCCATTGCACGCCTGCTGCCTAACATCAATCAGACACAGGTTGATGCTGATGAGCAGGGCTTTGTTTACTTCTTTGGCCCTAGCAGCCTTAACGCTTAATAGGAGTTTATAAACATGGCTTCATCATACGCTAATTTACATCCTGTTGATCAGATTCTTAGTGGCCTAGTCGCTGAGGCTGTCCCATCAGATAACCAACTCATTGCAGATAAATGCATTGAGAGCATTAAAATCCCTGAGCGCTCAGGAACCCTACTGCTTGAGGAGACGCGCAACTTTATGGGCGCAGCTGCAGGGCTTGACCTTGAGAGAGCACCTGGCG